AAATTAAAAAACCTTTGCATCCTATAGTTGATAGATTTGTAGAGCAAGGATTATTAGAAGACGATATCCGCGGAGTTACAACATCGTCAGCTCGCAGAGAAGCACCGAGCATGGTATTTGGAATTTCAACTCCTGGTCCTGTAGATCGACAAGCCGGAGCAAAAAAAGCATTCATCGGCAAAACCGACGACCAGTCGCCAGCGACGGTTCCTGTTAGTAGATTAGGAGGAACCACATTTGTAATGGATGATGGCGATGATAGATATGTTAGATCAACTCCTGCTTCGTCTGGTCCTATGAAATATGTTGATGTGTTAAACGGAACATACGTCGGTTCAACAGATAAAACAAACGACAAAGGCGAACCAACAATTCCTTATAATGAGTATTTCCGTATCCGCACAAGGACTGGCCATCAGATATTGATGCACAATTCAGAAGATTTGATTTACATTGCCAACAGCAAAGGCACAACGTGGATTGAACTCACAGCTAATGGAAAGATAGATATTTTTGCAAAAGACTCTATCAGCATTCACTCTGAAAATGATTTAAACATCAAAGCCGATAGAGACATCAATATGGAAGCAGGTAGAAATATTAATCTGCACACAGAGAGCGGTCGTATGCAAATGGACATAGCAACAGAACTTTTAGTCACAGTTGGATCAAATGGAAAAATTACACTTGGTGGAAACTACGAACATGTCATTGGCGGCAGCACAAAAATCACAACATCGGCATCGTTTGATTTAAACTCTGGAACCAGCAACAAGTTTACAGCAGGCACAACTACAGATATCAAGAGCGGTGGAAATCATACAGAAACTGCGGCAAGGATCGATATGAACGGACCAGTGGCTAGAACAGCAACAAAAGCAGTAGCTATAAATCCGTTGAATCTTCATCAAAATCCAAAAACAAGCACGGCCACTGATTGGGCAGAAGCCAAATATCAAGAGGCTGCTATTTCTAGTATTATGAAACGCATCCCAATGCACGAGCCATGGATATTGCATGAGAATCAAACGCCACAACTATTAACTCCGGCAAACACGGATAGAGAGGTTCAATAATGTCAACTAAACTTTACAATAATAAAACAGTTGCAGTAAACAAAGCATCAGTTGGCGACGCCAACTCCGGAGCATTTGCCTATAAAGGATTTAGCTCAAAAGAATATAAAAGGAATTATAAACTTTATGATATTGATCTGGTAAAACAAGATATCATTAATAATTTTTATATTCGAAAGGGAGAGAAGTTAGAAAATCCAGAATTTGGCACAGTAATATGGGACATTTTATTTGAACCATTTACAGAAGAAGTTAAAACAATCATTGCCAAAGATGTTGAAGATATTGTAAATTATGATCCTCGTGTTGTGGTAAATGCGGTAACAGTTGATTCAACAGACCAAGGTATTAGGATTGAAGCAGACATAACTTATATTCCATTTAATGTTAACGAAAGAATGACGTTTGACTTCGATAAACAACGTTCAGTCATAAACTAAGCAGTTAATTTTGTTTGGTAAATATGATATAGGGAAGAAAAATGACAACAACCGCTAGACAAAACAATCTAATTCTTAATCAAGATTGGACAAGAATATATCAGACATTTAAGAATGCTGATTTTAAATCTTACGACTTTGAAAATCTACGTAGGGTTATGATCACTTATTTGCGTGAAAATTACCCAGAAGATTTTAATGATTATATTGAAAGTTCAGAGTATCTAGCACTAATTGATGCTGTTGCATTTTTAGGACAAAGCCTGGCTTTTAGGATTGATCTAGCCAGCAGAGAAAACTTTATTGAACTTGCAGAACGTAAAGATTCTGTTTTACGCCTAGCTAGAATGCTAGGATATAATCCTAAAAGAAATAAGCCAGCAGCTGGTTTATTAAAATTTACTTCGGTGTCAACAACAGAAAGCATAGTTGACAGCAACGGAAAAAATCTTGCCCAACAAATTATTTCTTGGAACGATCCTACAAATTCAAACTGGCTAGAACAGTTTATTATCATATTGAATGCTTCAATGGCAAGCAATACAGAATTTGGTCGTAGCCAAGGTTCTGCAACGATTCAAGGAATTCTCACAGAACAATATAGATTTAATTCGATATCAACAGACGTGCCAATCTATTCTTTTAGCAAAACTGTTGCAGGCCGCGCCATGGTATTTGAAGTTGTTTCAACTTCTTTTAAAAATGCTCAAGCACCGTATGAAGAAGCTCCGGTGCCCGGTAATCAGTTAGGATATATTTACAGAAATGATGGCAGTGGACCTGGATCTGCTAACACCGGATTTTATTTGATGTTCAAGCAAGGAAGTTTAGAGCTTGCTGACTTTGCTATTGATGTTCCTACCACCAATGAAAAAATTGCCGTAGACAGCGCAAACATCAATAATGATGATGTGTGGTTGTTTAAATTGAGTTCGGGTGGTGTACAATTAGATCAATGGACACAGGTTGCTAATTTAGTTGGCAACAATATTGCATATAACAGCGTATCACAAAATATTAGAAACATTTATGCTGTACAAACAAAAGAATCTGACAAGATTGATCTTATTTTTGCAGACGGCGTTTATGGTAATTTGCCGCAAGGTACATTCAGAGTTTATTATAGAGTAAGTAACGGTCTTTCATATATCGTTGCCCCTAATGAACTTAGAGGAATTACAATTGCTATTCCTTACGTTAATAAACAAGGAACTAGACATACAGTATCTATCAACCTTGCATTACAATCTTCAGTTTCGTCTGCAGCACCTTCCGAAGACATAGATACTATTAGAACTAATGCTCCGGCGCTTTACTATACACAAAATAGAATGATTACTGGAGAAGACTATAATCTTGCTCCATTGTCAAGCAGTCAAGATATTATTAAAATTAAATCTATTAATAGAACCTCTAGCGGAATTTCAAGAAACTACGAAATTATTGATGCTTCTGGAAAATACAGCTCGGTGACAGTATTTGCCGACGATGGTTACATTTACAAAAAAGAATCTGAAAAAACTCAAACTTTTAAATTTGCCAGCAGAGTTGACATTATCAATTATATTAGACAAGCCTACGAGGTTCTGATTAATCAGGACTACGTATACAATTATTATCTAACTAAATTTGATAAAATTTTATTTGGTGACACCAATATTCGCTGGGAATCGATTACAACAGATATAAACATGTCTACCGGATATTTTTATAATTTTGTTGACAGTTCAAAATTAAGAGTTGGTTCATATTCAACAAACAGTTTGAAGTATATGGCCAAAGATACTTTAATTAAATTTGTACCACCGACAGGATATGCTTTTAAAAATGGTGCATTGGTTACGTATAATGCAGCAGATCCATATCAAACAACTAGAATATGGACCAAGGCTGTGCAAGTAGTTGGTGACGGTACTGCCAACGGAGTTGGCACACTGCCAAGCGGAATCGGAGCAATTACATTTAGTGATGTTATTCCGTCTGGAGCAGTTGCAGTACAAATTATCCCTAAATTTATTAACGATTTACCCCCCGCATTAGAAAATGAACTAGTAAATCAAATCTATCAAAATTTAAACTTTGGCGTTCGATACGACATTGCTACAACTACATGGAAAATAATTTCAGCATCTAACGTAAACTTTTCAAATAATTTTACTTTAGGTAAAGCTGGCGATACTACAGATAACAATCTTGATTCATCGTGGCTGATTGCATTTGTAAAAGAAGCCGATCAGTATTTGATTCGTATTAGATCTATTGAATATATCTTTGGTAGCGTTGAGCAGAACAGATTTTATTTTGATTCTAGTGAAAAACAATATAATGATCGATTAGGCAATGTGGTAAAAGATCAAGTTAAGGTATTGAGTATCAATCCTACCAGCGACGGAACTTCGTCTTTAAATCGCGACTATTCTTTCGAAATTGTTGACACTATAAAATTTGAAGACGGGTTTGAAAGTTCAACAGAAATACAGGTAGCATTTAAAGATGGCGACGATGATGGAGTTATTGACGACCCAGAATCTTTTATTGAAGTTGCAGGGCAGGATATCGATCTAGGCTATTTGTTTTTTAAAGAAACAGCAGATACTTATGGAAATGTATCAGATGTGTTAGTTGACACTTCTGTCACAAAAATACGCCTCTTCTTAAAACAAACATCAGTTACTGATTTTGTAACTTGGCCAGACGGAACAGCTATCACCGACGGCGACTTGGTATATTTTTATGACAGCAACGAAGATAGAATTATGTCTATTGACACAGCTACAAATACATTTATTTTACAACCGTCATACAAAGCATACGTTGGAAGACAAGGTTTGAAATTCCAATACATTCACAATGCCAGTGTTAACAGAAGAATTGATCCAAGTTCTAGCAACATAATTGATATATTCTTGTTAACTCGAAATTATGATACCGCATTTAGAACATACATTGCTGGAGGCTCAACAGAACCGTCTCCGCCGACAACTGATCAATTACGAATTAATTATGGATCTACATTAGATTCTATTAAATCTATCAGCGATGAAATTATCTATCATCCTGTAAAATATAAAATTTTGTTTGGATCTAAAGCTGATCAAAAATTACAAGCAACATTTAAAGTGGTTAAAAATCCATCACAATCGATTAACGATAATGATCTAAAGGTTAGAATTATTTCAGCTGTTAACACATTTTTTGATATTAACAATTGGGATTTTGGAGATCGCTTCTACCTTAGTGAATTGGTTACCTATGTAATTAATTCAGTAACTCCGGATGTAAGCAACATGATTATAATCCCAAAACAGTCTAGCCAAGCATTTGGTAGTCTTTTTGAAATACAAAGCAGAGCTGACGAAATTTTTGTCAGCGGTGCAACAGTTGACGATGTTGAAATAGTAAAAGCTATTACAGCAATTGAAGTTAGGGCAGATGTTAATTCTATAGTATCGAGTACTTAAAGATGGCAAACAAAATATTTCCAAAGAGCGGATTACCTATTAGAAGATCTGTAGATCTTCTACCTCAAGTTTTTCAAACACCAACTAATGAAAAATTTATGGCTGGAGTCATTGACCCATTAATTCAGCCAGGAGTTTTACAAAAAACAGTCGGTTACGTTGGAAAAAGGTATGGAAAAACCTATAACGGTTCGGATATCTATCTTAATACTGATCAAACGCTTCGTAGCAGATACCAACTAGAGCCCGGTGTAATTATTAAAAATCAAGACGCCGGAGTAACAACTCATGCCCAT